AGGAAGTCATGTTATTCACTTCATCTACAATCACGTAACAATTATTCATGGTAATGCCACGAATAAATGACGTCGAAATAAACTCGATCGCATTCTTCTGCTTGAGGATCTCATACGCATCAGACCGATCAAACAGTTCGGTACAGATGGCGTAATAAGGTGCCTCATAAACTTTCATCTTTTCTTTCTGATTGCCAGGAAGAAATCCCATATCTCGTGTCGGTACTACCGATCTTACAATGTAAATCTTATTTTGTACACCTTTATTTGACATGAGTGCATCAATAGTTTTTGAAAGAGCGATGAAGGTTTTGCCGGTACCAGCCATACCGTGTAACATCAGGTGTTTTCCGTCATCAAAAGCGTCAAACGCAATACGTTGATTTTCTGTGAGTGGATTGACAGTTTTTAAATTAAAATTTTGAGTCTTAAATGTCAGTCCTTCTTGCGTGTCACCATTTTGTCTAGCGACTCTTTTTTCTCTTTTTGTTAAACGTGCCTGGTTGTTATATTCCACTGGCTATCCTTATTTTTTATTGCGAGCTTTACTGACTGCCTCTCTAATCTTCGTGCTTTTAATATCTTTGTTACCGTGCTGTTGACCGAGCGGGGAGTAAGGGTTGGCATTACCGATTCTATTGAGTAGATCGTTAAAGCCCGAGTCATTCTTATGAGTCACTCCTGCTATTCCTGATACAAAATGAGGTGCGCCTATAATCTCTTCGATGCCCGAATTGTTTTCGAGGAAATCTCTTTTCTGTTGATAGTTAAAGAATTCCTCGAAAACTTCTCCAGTTTCTTTGAGTCTAAATTCGTATATAGGCATCAATAATCTTCATCTTCTATCAGATCTAACAATGTACTTTTTGTCTTAGAACGAAGGGCAGCTCGAAGCCTCTTCTCACTCAGGTGATGACGATGATCGTGTAATATATTTTTCGAATCGTCATATTCTTCATTATATTTTCTAAAACGCTTAACCGTGTTGCTCATTTGGAATTAACCCTGGAAAAGCTTCGTTGATTGTTGCGACGTTAAGTCCTTCGACTTTCTTATCTTTGACTGCAATCAAAAGACTTGCATCCTTCGGATGAAGAGACTCGAGAAGACCGATGAAAAGGTTTTCGCGCTGATGCTGCATCAGATCAGGACGATTACCATAGAGGTAGAGAGGCAGTGTACGCGCCTCTTTATAGAGTCGTCCTTCAGTGTCGAGCACTTCGCTCGGCTTATAAGGAGGAGCTCCTTCTGGTAGCCACCATCCTACGTTCGGATGGAATGCCAATTCAAGGATATACCGTAGTGTTTCATTGTCATACTGACGTAAGATAGAAACCTTTGACGGTGCATCTTTTACTTCCTTGACCAAGTCAAGGATCTCTGCGATCGCTAATGTTCTTTGCATATTAAAACTCGTTGATGCTTTCTAATAGAAGTTTGAGACGACGGTCGATAAAGTAGTTGAAGAGTTTATCTCTTCCTTTACCAGCTTGTTGCTCGTACTGCACGAGCACTTCCTTCTTAATATCAGGAGGAATGAAGTTGAGATCAACGAGCTGCTGATTGCGAAGATAGCCACGCAGCATCTTCTCGTCACAGAATTCCTTCGGATCTGCGTCGAGCCATTGATCTAATTTTTTCTGACTAATAGGTTTCTGTCTGGCACCGACAACGAACGTGTCATCTGCTGACAAAAAGTTGGGAACACCGTCGCCAGCATCGCCGCGAATGATGTGTTCTTTCATGAACTTATCGACATCGTTTGTCTTGCGCCACTTCTTCTGCACAGGATCAAACTGCTGTACGTTCATATAAGCTTGAAGCTGCACAAAGTCCTTGTCACCAGAAAGAATCAAGATCTTCTCGTTGGTATTACCATAGGTTTGTGCAAGAGTGCCGATAATGTCATCGGCTTCGGCGCCATCAACACGAATGACTCGATAAGGAAAGTAATCCTTGAGTTCATCGCGAACTTTATTCAGAGTCTCGAATACAGAATTCCAATTGATCTCGGACTTTTCGCGATTCTTTCGACGATTGGCTTTGTAATAAGGAAATACTTGGCGGCGCCAGTTATTACCAGCATCGCATGCAATAATCATCTCTCCGAACTCATTCTTAAACTTCACGTTATAAGCTCTCACTGAATTGAGAACCATATGTCGTAAAAGATCTTCTTCGATATCTGCATTCGTGTGGTTTCCAAGTTGTATCATTAGATTGGAAATCATAACCTGTGAAAGGTCCATAATAATCATTTTAGTTTCTCACTCTTCATCGGGTAAATTATATGTATATTCGATTGTATTGTCTTCATTATATTTAAATTCAAATATGTTGTCAGATATATTATGAAATGGATGTTCAAGATTATACTGTCGGTGTAATAAAGCTTTGATGCCTTCCATGACTAAGGCGACATCTTTTACATATTTATCGTCATTGATATCTACACCATACGCTCCGAACATATTAATTACATCAGGAGTCATGTCATTCATGACTCCAGCCACATGTTCTTTTCGAGTCTGAGTCACCTTATCATGAATTTCCTCGATGTTTTGAGGCGGCGCGTCTTCTCGACGAAAGCCTGGAAATAAGATTACGTTGTCCGTCATTTAATAACCTTTAGTAGAATGGTGTCTTGATTGATTCGGCCATTCGGTTTTGATTCCACGGTTTTGATCTCGTCCATAAACTTACGTAGGCTAACTTTACCAGCTCCAAGCAAAGCTTGAATAGAAACATCTGGTTTGCGTAAACCTTTGCTTGCAGAGGTTTCAACATCATAACCAATCAGCGTAGTACCCTTTACTTGGATTCCAGCTGGACCGACCGAATCATATCGACTCAGTTTCTTGTACTTGGTATTGTAAGTCCATAGCTGTGTACATCCTACGATCTCGGCTGGATGAACAGAGACAATCTTGAGTGAAGGCTCTTCCTTCTGGTATTTAAGGTTCTTGACCAGATCAACTGCGGACTTTGCTTTCTTCTCGCGCGGCTTGCGAATCTTGACAGCCTTCTTGTTATTTACATAACGATCGATGTCATCGAAGAAACTCTGCCAAAAATTAATCCAAAACTTTTGGCGCTTGCCAAAGGCTTCTTGAACTTGCTCGTCATTCGACATGATCTCTTCGTATTGAGGACGATAGTAGTCAGCCACGATACCAAGAATCTGAGCATTCAGTTCGTTCGCTTGGCAGAAGGTGTACATCGAGAATTCTTTGCCATCGATAACATTATCGAGTTCTTCTTCGAGACTCGTAATGATGTAATTGGCCTTTTCACGAATGCGAGCTTGAATGTCGACGACAGGCTTTGGAGCATCTTCGACTTCTTCGACAATCTGACTGGCTGCCACAAGAAGCTTCTTGACATTATCATTGAAGTAGTCAAGATTCTTCTGCGGCAAGACATTACCATTGAGGAGAATGCGAGCGACGTTACCAAGAGTTTGGGAAATCTTCCACTTTGGAAGCTTACGCAACAAAGCAAGCTCGTCTTTGGTGTAGTTGCGCTTAGCATAGGTGAAAAACCAGTCACGCGACTGGTCATCAGATGTCATGTAGTTATACCAGTTTAAGGCTTGACTAAAACCCGTGATTACGATAGGTTCGGAACCATAGGCTTTGTCATCGAACGACTTGATTGCCGAGCGAGAGATCTGTTTGGGTTTTGCTTTTACCTTAATGACCATATTTACCCCTGTAGTTTCCTTGTTGCATTATTCAATCTACTACAGTTTTGATAATTTGTACATGTTTATTTTCATAGGTCGATTTTATAATTAAAAATTGGTCCGCTTTTTGGAGTGTATTGCTCTGCGTTTGGCTCCCAACCAGGAGTTCCAACTGTGGCTTCCCATTTCTTATCAACATGTTCACGCTTTACATAAGACCACTTACGAGAAGTTTCCATTGCCGTTTCCATGCCATGTTCGAGCAACTGATTGTGTATCGCATCATGCTCGTACATCTCTACGTCATCGAAGACGAAGACAGCGCCAGGATCTGACCGTTCAAGGAAGAATGCAATCTCGGTATCAAGCGCGTTGAGCGTGTGAGGACCATCGAAGTGGACTACGCTGTACTTATTGAGAATGCTCTTATTCTCTGCATAGATAGGAACACCGTCTGCATAACGATTAAAGAACTCCGTGTCTTCGAGATTAAACATATAGAAATTTACGTTCTTCTGACGGCAATACAGATACAGATTGATCATGCAGATGTCGCGCATCTCGTTGGTATAGTCACAGCGACCTTCCTTAAAGATCTCATCGCGATAGTATTCAATATTGCCGTATGGATCGATACCAAAGACCGGCTTCTCAGGAGTTTGATTACTCTCAACAAGACCGTCGATAATAAATTGTAAACCTCCCCCGCGGCGCACGCCAACTTCAACTGCTGCACCTTCTACACCTTTTGATCGAATGGCTGCATCGGTGA